GCATTCGTGCAGAACCACTTGGCAGATGATTTCTTTGCGTCTGTTTATCCTACTATATCTTCTGGTAAATCAACCAAGGTTATAATAGTATCCACCCCACATGGTATGAATCACTTCTATCGCATGTGGCATGACGCTGAACGGGGGCAGAATGAGTATACTCCCACAGAAGTACATTGGTCTGAAGTACCAGGCCGTGATGCAAAATGGAAGAAACAAACTATATCAAACACTAGTAAACAACAGTTTGCTATTGAGTTTGAGTGTGAGTTTTTAGGATCTGTTGATACTTTGATATCAGCAGCAAAACTAAAAGCATTAGTATATGAGGAACCAGAAGAACAGAATGGTAAGTTGAAAGTATATGAGAAACCTTATCCAAAAAGAGATTATATTGTAACCGTTGATGTGGCAAGAGGTATCTCGAAGGATTATAGTGCCTTTATAGTTGCTGACATCACAGAGTTTCCATATAAGATTGTAGCAACGTATAGAGACAATGAAGTAAAACCAATGATATTTCCATCAGTTATTGAGGACGTAGCAAGAGGATATAATAATGCCTACGTGTTATGTGAGGTAAATGATATTGGTGATCAAGTAGCATCTATTCTATTCTACGACCTTGAGTATGAAAATTTACTAATGGTTGCTATGAGGGGTCGTGCTGGTCAAATAGTAGGATCAGGATTCTCTGGTGTCAAAACTCAGTTAGGTGTGAAGATGAGTACGACTACAAAAAAAGTAGGATGTTCTAACTTGAAGACTTTAGTTGAAGAAGATAAACTTACATTTTGTGATTATAATATCATCAGTGAACTTACTACATTCATACAGAAGAAACAATCATTCGAGGCAGAAGAAGGTTGTAACGATGACCTTGCTATGTGTTTAGTTATCTTCTCTTGGTTGGTAGCACAGGATTATTTCAAGGAGATGACTGATCAGGATGTGCGAAAACGTATATACGATGAACAAAAGAATGCTATAGAACAGGACATGGCTCCATTTGGATTTGTATGTGATGGGTTTGATGAAGAGACTGAAATAGTTGAGGAGGATGGTACTGTTTGGAAGGCTGACGAATACGGAGATCGTTCATATATGTGGGACTATACCCTATAGACCGCAAAAATCCTAAATAATTTCAGTCAAAAGTTCGGGTACTGTAGGGAGTTAGAATGGCACTTCGATTAGCATCTCCAGGTATTTCAATAAAAGAGGTTGACCTTACTAGGGGTGGCGTAGACTTTACACTCAACGTTGTTGGTGGTATTGCTGCTCCTTTCCGTAAAGGCCCTGTTAATGAGATAACCAGAATTAATAATGAAAAAGAGTTAGTTGACACATTTGGGGAACCAGGTGTAGGAACAACTGACTTCCATTACGAAGCATGGTATGGTGCAGCACATTACTTATCCTATGGTGGTAAGTTAGATGTTGTCCGTGTTGGTGGTGGAGATCTAAACACAGCAAACGCTGCATCAGGTCAAGCAAGTTTAAATAGTCTTCGAGTAGATAGCTACGAAGATTATGTAAACAATCAGGCAGACGATACCACTTGGTATTTTTCTGCTAGAAACCCAGGTCACTGGGCAGAGAATGTAAAAGTAGCAGTTATTGATAACGCTGCTGACCAAACAATTACAGGTGTTACCACAACTAACTGGGCAGTTGGTTACGGTGTTACACAAACACTAACAGGTGTTACAGTTGGTGTTGGTACTACTGCTGCTGCAACTGGAATGTTGAAGGGCATCATTTCAAATATCGGTACTGGTACTATAGACGTTAGAGTTGTAAGTACAGTTATTGCTGGTACAGAAAGTCTTGTAGACTACCAAGAAGGTTCTCAGTTAGAATTCAAAACTGGAACAGGTAATTTAGTTGGTATCAACTCGTCAAGTACGGCAAACGTAGGAAATAGATTTACTCCTGCTGCTGGTACTATTAGTGATTGGTACACAGCTCAAAATATACTAACAAGTAAAGATGATGGTGGATCAGACATTGTAACTCTTCCTTGGAAGGCGGTTCTGAACAAGCCAAAAACAAATAATTATGTCACTAAGAGAAACGGAGCAAACGATGCTCTTCACATTGTGCTTGTTGATGCAGGTGGCGGTGTTACAGGAGATGTAGGATCTGTTCTTGAGAAACATGCTAACTTATCTAAAGGTAAGGATGTAACTCAATCTGGTGGTAGAGCAATTTACTACAAAGATTACATTGCAGATAATTCAGACTTTATTTTTGCAGGTGCTTCTCCAGTAACAGGAACTGATAGTTATTGGGATACTGAACCATTACCATCTGGATTTAGTGGTGGTTTCGTTGCTGTAACAGATAACGCTGGTGCATGGGGTCAAGAATCTAAGAAGATTAGGTTCTCCTCTATAGGTAACCAAGTTTACACTCTTACTGGTGGTAAAGATTACACTGGTATAGGTTTATTTGACGCACCATTAGGCGACCTTCTGAATGGTTACGATAAGTTTGCTGATCCAGTAGACAGTGACATTAGATTCTTACTTCAAGGATCTGCTCATAAAACTAAGGAAGAAGAGCAAGCAAAAGCAAATAAGATGATCCAGATTGCCGAAGGCAGGAAGGATACAGTTGCTGTTATTTCTCCTCATAGAAACGCAACAGTCAACGTTGCTTCTGCAACAGATCAGTTGACTAACGTTCTATCGTTCTTCTCACCAATAACCTCATCATCATACGCAGTATTTGATTCTGGTTATCAGTACGTATACGATAGATTCAATAAGAAATTCATCTATATGCCTTCCTCCAGTGACATTGCTGGATTGATGGTAAGAACAGATAGGGATCAGTTCCCTTGGTTCTCTCCTGCTGGTACAGCAAGAGGTGGTCTAAACTTTACAGTAAAACTAGCATTCAATCCAGGTCAGGATGCAAGAGATAGGTTGTATGCACAACGTGTAAACCCAATCATCTCACAGGCTGGTCAAGGTGTAATACTATTTGGTGACAAGACTGCTCTTTCTTATGAGAGTGCATTCGATAGAATCAACGTCAGAAGACTATTCATCGTAGTTGAAAAAGCAGTTGAGAATGCAGCTAAAGCAGCATTGTTTGAACTCAATGACGCTGGTACAAGATCAAACTTCATCAACGTTGTTGAACCGTTTTTACGTGATGTAAAAGCTAAGAGAGGAATTCAAGACTTCCTACTCGTTTGCGATGAGACAAATAACACACCTGAAGCTATTGATCGTAATGAATTTATTGCTGATGTTTACATCAAACCAGCACGTTCGATTAACTTCATCGGACTAACATTCGTCGCTACACGCACTGGAGTATCCTTCAGTGAAGTTGTAGGAACTGTGTAATAGGAGACCCCCACAACTATGGCATTAGACAGAAACATTTTTTCCATTCCGAATAACGAAAGAAGTATTGATTCTTTCAAAACTAGATTAGTTCAGGGTGGTGCTCGTCCAAACCTCTTTGAGGTTGAAATGGCATTCCCAGACGATGTTAGACCTCCAGAACTAATTGATAAAACAGATTACAGAATGCTCATCAAAGGTGCTCAGTTACCTGCATCAAACATCGCTGAAGTTATTGTTCCTTTTAGAGGAAGACAACTCAAGGTTGCTGGTGACAGAAGATTTGATCCTTGGACAATTACCGTAATCAATGACGGTGACTTCAAGATTAGAGAAGCATTTGAGCGTTGGGCTAACTACATCATCAAGGTATCTGATGGATCAGGTACTATTGAACCTCAGAAATACTTTACTGATTGGAGAGTAAACCAGTTAGGTCGTGCAGCTACTGATGTAAATGTACGTGGAGACCAGTCTGGTGCTACACTTCCAGTACTCAGAAGGTATAATATGAAGGGTTGTTGGCCAAGTGCAGTAAGCGGTATAGAACTGTCTTACGACACTCAAGACACTATCGAAGAATTCCAAGTCACAATGCAAGTGCAGTGGTGGGAAGCATACGATGGTCAAAATGGTGATTCTGTAGTATAATAAATACTGAAAACAGAACGGTAGCATAATATTATGGCAAAGCTCTTTGGATTCTCTATAGAAGATGAGTCCAAGAAATCTA